TTTTAAAAAACTTAACATTCCTCTTATACCCTGGGGGTACCTGGATGCACTCAGAGTTATGACAAAGCCACTTATAAGAAAAAACAGATCTACACCTGTTGCCCCCCAGCCAAAAAGTTTATCGCCCAAACCTGGGTTAACCGCATTGATATTCCATCGGAAGTGAAACAACACAACGCTAAGCGCTGCAAACCCTCTCAACGCCTGTACGCCCTTAAAAGAATAATTAGTCATAAAAATCGAAGATTCACGGTTTAATGTAATGAATGAATCGTAATATTACATGTTTTCTCACTGCCTTGCACAGTTAGCTATGACACTCCCCCAAATTCCTAATCCATACACTTCGCGTTGTTCGCGTGAGCATATACAGATCCAATTGAGCTTAGATAGTTCTGTCTGTATAACTCAGCGCAGATTGAGACATGCCCATTTGGGCGGCTGTCTTAGTGAAACCTTTCTCGCGGCAACAGCAATAAAAACCTAATAGTCACTGATGTTCTTCCGCCGCACTGATAAACCTCTCATATTAATCGAGGCGGACTTGATTTAATTGTTAGTCAGGCCTATGGCTACAAAATAACAGGAAAGTGTTCACGAGAGCTAACCCAACGTACGCTGATGGCACAGAGCTGCCTGTCATAACAGGTTGGCTCTGTGCCGCAGTTATGTCAGGAGAAGCCTGAGCTAAGAAGTATTAGCAATTCATCCTCCACAATCTTCATATCTTCCGTATCCAGCCCTAACAGCGGGCGCGCCGGATACTGCATTTCTTTTGCACGGACAGACGGACGATCCCGCAGCCCGTACTGATGCACCTTCGCCATGCGCTGAACCTGGCCGGTGAATTCCACCGCGGCGTCGTCAGCGGTGCCTTTGGCCTTCATGTATTTTGCCGTGCGCAGTTTGGCGAACATTTCACGCTTAATGCGGCCTTTCTTTGCCCGCAAAGGCTGCGGACGGCGTGGCGTGAACGGCTGACCGTCAGGTGTAACCTGCTGCTTAATACGCTGCTGCTGATGTTTGCGCAGACGCTTCGCAATAGTTGCCGCCATCGCCTTCCGGCTTTGCGGTGACAGCGCGGCAATCAGTCCCGCCAGGCGGGTATCAAACGCTGGCAGTTCACTCATTCCATTGACTCACTAACTCGCCGTGCAGGTACAGTTCACGCGGCCTTTCTACCGGCTCCGGCAGCAGCGGTTCTGGAAAATGCTCCACGTGCAGACCGGCATCAATCTGTTTCACGATCACCCGTTCGGTGAGCTGTAAATAAATGGCGATGTCGTAACTGCCATCATCGAGCATATCGGCCTTAAATTTAAAGCCGGTCTGCTGCTTTTCCGGTGTCGCCATGATGTCCGGCTGGTTCTCACGCAGCCAGGCCAGAATGGGCACAATGATCAGATCGCAGTCCTGGGCAAAGTTGGTGATCAGCAGTTCGACCTGGTACTGATATTCAAACGACAACGAACTGGCTAACGTGGAAACGATGCGCCCATTGTCCACAAACATCCGCAAGGTGTCGGGGCTGGTTTGTAGCACCGGCACCGCATCAGTTAACGCTTTTCTCAGCTGTGCGGGTTTTAACACGGTGTTCCTCCTGGCATAGTTTGACCGCTTCCTCCTGGAGGCCGCAGGCGGTCAGCGAGGCCTCCAGGTTTCTGACATCACTGCTTAAATCGCCGTTAGTGGCTGGTGAGCTTGCCGGTATCGGGCAACTGGTTACCGCCGGACAGCCAACGTAAATAATCTGCGGCGCTGGCAAAGGCGGGACGTTGGTGCATCCGGCCAATACCGTCAGGCAGGCGAGCGCTATACCAATCACGCATTTCCTGATTTTCATTGAGTAACCTTTGAAGGTGAATTTCACGATCCCGCGCTAACTGTCCCGCTTGTGAGAGCAGTGCGCGCAGGCTTTGTTCCTGGCGTTCCCGCCTCAGTGCATCATCGTTCAGGCGATTAATAACGTTGTCGCGGCTTTCGATTCCGGCGGACAGCGTTCCGATGATGCGCTGCGCCTGTTCGGCTTCATCATGCAGGCCACCAATACGCCAGGTTTGCAGCCCCGCCAGGGCAAGCGCCGCCAGCAGTAATAAAATTAAAATGCGCATCAGACACCCCGCAGGCAGTAGGCCAGCTCATTCGCGCGGCGGCGCTCCAGACCGGTGACGCGGACACCGTTCACAAACACCCAGCGCGGCAGCTGTTCGCAGGCTTTTCGCCATTCCCCCTTGCTGATAAAAAACGCCAGCGTGGACTTACACGCCGCCGTCACGCCGACGTTAAAGGCAAAGGACACCACGGCGTCATATACGGGCTGCGGCATGGCAACCGGCATACATCGGGCAATGCCTTTCTCCACTCGCATCACGTCTTCCACCAGGTTCACGGCGGCCTGGCGTTCGCTGATTTGCGTTTGCGGTTTCACGCCTGCGGTGTGCCCGATGCCGTTTGTCCAGACGCCCGCGCTGCATTGATAGGCTGACAGGCGGCAGCCTTCAAAATCAGCAATCAGTGCCAGACCGGCGGCGGAGGTTTTCAGGGTCTGCGTTTGCGGCAGCAGCGCGGCAATCGCCAGGACGGCGGCGACGGCGCAGCGTCTAACGATTGATGGCTGCATTAATGTCCCCTCTGATGCCCATTTCTTTCAGCAGGCGGTAAGTTTTGCGCCGGTAGTACCAGTTCACCAGAAAGGTCGCCACGCCGACGGCGGCGCCGACTAAAAAGGCAATATCCTGATAAGACATCCCACCCAGCCAGGCCAGAAACACGGCAATGCAATAACAGATAAACGAGGTGATGCGCTCCATAGTCATCAGTCCCAAAGTGAGACGGTTTCACTGACTGCGGCCTGGGTAATATCCGGCAGCTCCACCGCGTAGCCATGGGGCAGGATTGCCCCCTGAGCGGCTAAGCCAACGTTAGCCGCGTAAACTTTTTCAACTACCGATTCCGTGCGCCCGTAGTACCGCCAGCAAAGCGAATCTACGGTGTCGCCCTGTTCGGCATAGACTTTCATCAGAGCAGCCCGATGATGCAGTGAGACACACCGGCGACGTCGCTGATCGCGTTGCGCCCGTCCCGCCATAAATCATTCACCGTACTTTCCACGATCTCGGCCTTTTTGCTGCCCTTGTCCGTGGTGTCGTTATTCGGGTAACGCTCCGCCAGGAAGGCCGCCGCAATAGACGCCACGGCGCGCTGATAGGCGCAGACCTTCACGCTTTCATCATCAATCTGATCGGCAGGAACATCAGCCAGGCGTTTATAGCCCTGCGAAATCTGCGCATCACGAAAGCTGAAAAGCTCGGCATTCACTTCGGTCATGGCAAACTTTGCGGCAGTCCTCAGCCGTTTAGCGGTGACGGTGCCCTCCAGGCGCAGGGTGTCACGCAGCTCAACCGGATCGACATCAGGCCAGAAATGGGTGTTTTTAATCGCGGGTTCCGTCGCGGCGTCCGGCTTTGGTGCAGGTACAACAAGAGACATAATGACCTCTGAATAGGTGGACGGTGGACGCCAGCGTTGAACAAGGTCACTGACCTGTCGCGGCTGGCGTGCCGTCCGGCGCGGGGCGCGTTCTGTTTAGCCGTTGGCTGCCTTTTTGATGGCTGATTCCAACCGCTCAATGTCTTTTTTAACGCCGCAGTTTGCATTCAACTGAAAAGCACGTTTCAGATGTTCCAGGGCAAGCGTGGGTTTCTCGGCTTCGCGGTATACATAACCGGTGATTTTGTGCAGCTTCGCCCTCACCTGATCCGGCATATCCTGGCTTTCCGTCAGTTCCATCGTGGTCATTAGTACGTCGAGGCTCACCGGCTCACCGGCGGAATAGGCGCGGGTGCTCATATCGGCGATTTCCTCAACCACCACATAAGCAGCCGGACGGGTACCAAAAGGCATAGACAATTTGTGTTTCAGTGCATAGCGGGCGATTTCCAGCGCACCGGCATAATCACCGGCATCGATACGCCAGACCATGATGGTCATCAGGATGGCGTCCTGTGCGCCTTTGCCTTCGGACAGCACGCCATCCACCCACGGCACGTAATCGGGCAGCATGGAGCGTTTCAGCTCCGCTTTCTTTTCGTTGCTGTGGGTCTTTTTCAGGGTTTTCAGGTCTGCATTTAGCTTTTGCAGCAGCAATTCATAGCCGGTGGAATGACGCAGCAGGCGAGGATCCTGCTGCGCGGCCTGAATAGCTGACTGCCGCAGCAAATGCTGACGGGCAGGGCTAGTCATGGCTTATTCCTTCGGTTCTTCGGTTTCGGTTTCGGTTGCTTTGCCAGACGCGACTTTGATAGCGGCAGTCAGTGCCGCAGCCAACTCGCTGATATCAGTTTTTTCCGGCGCAGTTTCCTCGGCGATAATTTCAATGTTTTCAACCAGAGCACCGCAGCCGTAATCTTCCACCACGTAATCCTCATTAATAGATTCGTAGTTTTCGATGCGGTCACGCTTTGGTACTTCCTCAATGTGACGGCGGTGTGTGCCGTCCTGCCAGTAAATAGACAGGTTATCCAGGCGGGTGACAAACATGGCATTAGCCGGGAAACCAGGCACGCGGACAGCAGGCAGATTGCCGATACGCTTTTGACTGACAATCAGGTCAGCGGCCAGTGTCTCTGTGTTGGCCTGGTTTTTATTAACCAGCGGGAAATACTTGTCAGCCAGCAACTTACGACCGCAGATCACTACCAGGTCAGTGTCGTCCTGAAAAACGGGATCAATCAGTTCGTTAACGGCATCAAAAACCACCGCATCCAGATTTTTATAGGTGTTGTCGCCCCCGACTTTGACCGGCGCAGCCGTGGTTTTTCCGTCGGCGTCAGTTTTGCTGCCCAGTACGCGCTGCGGTGCATTGAGGCGGTACTTTTGCAACCAGCCCACGCCGACGTCCTGCAATAGCGGATTCTGAATGCGGTTTGATGTTGGTGCGCGGGCTACGCCATTAAAGCCGACCAGGATACGATCCAGTGCCTGACGCTTAATAATGGCGTCACGCAAACGGGTCTGAAAATCGTTGTAGCGCGCCCACAAATCCAGCTTGTTATACATCCAGTGAAAATCGTAGTTGGTCTTGGTGCAGTGATATTGCTCCTGATCCAGCTTGGTGAAATCAGCCGTTTCACGCTCGTCACCGCCGTCCGTATTTGCCGTGCTGGCAATCGTGCCGGTCACGCCAACGCCCACTTTAGCGCCAATCATTTCGTCTACCGGAATGATGTTGATACGGGTCAGAAACTCTGACGATTCCTGTAAGCGGGTCATCAGCGTCTGCGTGACCGATGGCTCAACGTTAAATTTTTTGCTCAGCGTATCAGGCTCAACGTTGTTAAGTTTTGCGAGCTGGGAGAGGAACGCATTAAATTTAAAGCGCGTTTCTTTTTTCATGACCTGTTTCCTAATGATGAATTCAAATGTGATGGAGTACGGGATCAGCAGTCGGTGACTGTTTCGTCTGCCCCTGCGCCGCCGGTTGCGTGCGGACGCTTACTAAAGGTGTGTGCCGGTTCTTTCTCCAGCTTGCTTTTCAGCGCGCTGAATTCGGTGTGATCGGCAGAAGTGGATTGCTCCAGAGCATCAAGGCGCTTCACCAGCCCAGACAGCTTGGTTTCCTGCTGTTCGAGACCGGTCTGAACGTGATCGGCGACCTGAGCCACGGCGTCATGCACATCAGAAAAACGGGCATCATCTGAGGCAGATTTGCGGGAAAAAGCTTGTTTAACACGATCAACCAGTGACGGACGGCTTTCGATTTCCTCAAATTCCAGCGTGGTTTCTTCTGCTGCTGTAAAGAGGTTTTCAGCGTCCTGTTTGCGTGCCGCCAGCGGGTTCTGCTGCGCTTTTGCACTGAATTGCAGGTACTCGGTGCCCAAACTTGCGGGGCTATCAGTTACAGCCAGGCCAATCAGATATGCTTTGCCGGTGTCAGAGAATTTCGGGTTTACTTCAATGGAGGTGTAAACCTTCTGACGGGCTTTCACCATCGACACCAGATCCGGCGTAGGGTCGATATCGGCATACAACGCCAGCTTGCCTTTCAGCGCGCCTTCGGTAATTTCCTCGGCAGTGACACCGGTGACGTCGCCATACATACGAAATGCACTATCAGGGAAATACCCCTTGATGTGCTCCATATTGATGCGAGCGCCGTAGACCTTCGGGTCATAACTTGCCGCCATCTGTTCAATCCATTCACGGGTGATTTCGCGCCCGTCGGTGGTTGCACCCTCTACGCAAATACGAAAGCGCTTTGCTTTAACTGTCATTTTTTCTGACTCCAGTCGGTGTGTACTTCTGAGAAATCCAAGTTTCCCGACTCACGCCCGACACCGCCAGCCGATGCGGGTTGATGCTCGATGGCACAACGTGGGCAGCGCGAAAAGCCGCAGGCCAGGCGGTAACGTGGCGGCATGAATACATCAAACGCCACCATCATCAGCGACCCGCGCCGACAGGCGGCACTGCTTTACTGGCAGGGTTTTTCTGTGCGGCAAATTGGGGAAATGCTTAGCCAAAAAACGCCAACCGTGCAGAGCTGGAAAACGCGGGATAAATGGGAAGACATCGCCCCAATTTCACGCGTAGAAACCAGCATGGAAGCGCGGCTGATTCAGCTCGTCATGAAAGATGTTAAGGAGGGAAAGGACTACAAAGAGATCGACCTGTTAGGCCGACAGATTGAACGCCTGGCAAGGGTCAACCGATACAGCCTGACCGGCAGTGAGGCGGATTTAAATCCGAACGTTGCGAACCGCAACAAAGGCGAACGGAAAGCGCCTGAAAAGAACGTGGTCAGCGATGCAGCCATTGAAAAGCTCAGTGATATCTTTATCAGTGAGTCTTTCGAATATCAGCGCGGATGGCACCGCGCCGGACTCCAGCATCGGATCCGCAACATCCTCAAATCACGTCAAATCGGGGCAACCTTTTACTTTGCCCGCGAGGCGTTTATTGATGCGCTGACCACCGGACGCAATCAGATTTTCTTATCAGCCAGTAAGGCACAGGCGCACGTTTTCAAAAACTACATTATCGACTTTGCCCACCAGGTCGATGTCGATTTAAAAGGCGACCCGATTGTGCTGCCGAACGGCGCACGGTTGATTTTCCTCGGCACCAATGTCCGCACCGCGCAGAGCTACACCGGCAATCTCTACTTGGACGAATATTTCTGGATCCCCAAATTCCAGGAACTGCGCAAAGTGGCTTCCGGTATGTCGTTGCATAAAAAATGGCGTAGCACTTATTTTTCCACGCCATCCAGCCTGGCACACAGCGCCTATCCGTTCTGGTCTGGCGAACTGTTCAACAAAGGCCGCCGCAATAAATCGGACAGGATTGACCTGGATTTGACCCACGCACACCTCGCAAAAGGTGCGCTGTGCGATGACGGGCAGTGGCGTCAAATTGTGACGGTGGAAGATGCGCTGTCTGGTGGCTGTAACCTTTTCGACCTGGATCAGCTGCAACTGGAATACAGCCCCGCAGAATACGACAACCTGCTGATGTGTGAATTTGTAGACGATCAGGCGTCGGTGTTTCCGTTCTCTGAATTGCAGGGTTGCATGGTGGACAGCCTGGAAGAATGGGAGGATTTCGACCCATACCTGGTACGCCCGTTTGCTTATCGCCCCGTTTGGATTGGTTACGACCCGTCACACACCGGCGACAGCGCAGGCTGTGCAGTGATCGCCCCGCCGTCCGTGCCTGGCGGCAAGTTCCGCGTGCTGGAGCGTCACCAATGGAAAGGCATGGACTTTGCCGCCCAGGCTAAAAGCATTGAAGACCTGACAAAACGGTTTGTAGTGGAATACATCGGCATTGATGCCACCGGCATCGGTCAGGGTGTTTTTCAGCTTGTTCAGCAGTTCTTTCCTGCTGCCAGAGAAATCAGCTACAGCCCCGAGGTAAAAACCGGTCTGGTATTGAAAGCCAAAGACACCATCAACTCAGGCCGCCTGGAGTACGACACCGGTCACACCGATATTACCGCCTCGTTTATGGCAATCCGTAAAACCATGACCGCCAGCGGAAGCCGTGCGACCTATGTCGCCAGCCGCAGTGAAGAAGCCAGCCATGCCGATGTTGCCTGGGCAATCATGCACGCCTTAGTCAATGAACCGCTGACCGCTGCCAATGGCGGGCAAAGTCCTAACATCCTGGAGTTTTATTAATGAGTAAGCGCAGATCCCGTAAAACGATGCAAACCCTGGCAGCCCCTGCACAACAAGGGGCAGAGGTGTTTAGCTTTGGCGACCCGACGCCGGTTTTAGACCGTCGTGAAATTTTGGATTATCTGGAATGCACGGGAAATGGGCGCTGGTACGAACCGCCGATCAGCTTTGATGGCCTGGCTCGCAGCGTGCGCGCTGCGGTACATCACAGCAGTCCGATGTATGTGAAGCGCAACATTCTCGCCTCGACGTTTATCCCGCACCCGTTGCTAACCCAGCAGGAATTCAGCCGGTACGCGCTGGATTATCTGGTGTTTGGGAATTCATACCTGGAGCAATGTGATAACCAGCTAAATGAACCGCTGCATTTCAAAGCTAGCCCGTCAAAATATACGCGTCGCGGGGTTGAAGATGGCGTTTATTGGTTTGTGCAGCCTGGGTTGGATGCGCACCAGTTCACGCCTGATAGCGTGTTTCATCTGATTGAACCGGACATTAATCAGGAATTGTATGGCCTGCCGGAATACCTCAGCGCACTGAATTCTGCCTGGCTCAATGAGGCGGCGACGCTGTTCCGCCGCAAGTACTATCAGAACGGCGCACACGCTGGCTATATTCTGTATATGACTGACGCGTCTCAATCCAGCACTGACGTCGATAAGATGCGGCAGGCCATGCGAGACAGCAAAGGCTTAGGCAACTTCCGCAACCTGTTTATGTACGCGCCAAACGGAAAGAAGGACGGGATCCAGATTCTGCCGCTGAGTGAAGTCGCCACCAAAGATGATTTTTTCAATATCAAGAAAGCCAGCCGCGACGACTTGCTCAGCGCACACCGCGTTCCCCCGCAAATGATGGGCATTATTCCTGATAATGCGGGCGGCTTCGGTGATGTTGAAAAGGCGGCAAGCGTGTTTGTCCGTAACGAGCTGACGCCATTGCAGGAACGAATGAAAGAATTTAATGACTGGTGCGGTCAGGAAGTGATCCGTTTCAAACCCTACCAATTAAATTAAATCTCAAAATAATTTTTAAAGCCCCGCCAGTCGGGGCGATATTTTGGCGGCTCAAACCGTGCAGTAACCTTTTCCCACTCTATGCAATGCTCCTCATAGCCATAGCTAAGGGCTGCATTCGCGCTTTCAAAAATCTGCTCAGGCTTTCTTTGCCACCCCGCCCCATGCTGAAATCGCAGGATTTCAAATCCGTCTGAACATGGGCGTATGAGGTTCGTATAATCGGAAAAAAATTCCTGATCATCAAACCTGGGTATAGCCTCCCCTGGATCCAGAAACACAAACAATGCCCCAAACTTTACTCGCCTCATTTTCACCCCTCCCCATCAGAGCGCCGCAGCGCCATTCTAAGAGCGTCTATTTCCAAACACGCCCCGACTCACTCGCCTTAAGAAAGGCGCTCAGAATTGCGCTGACGCCCCCGATTTTATGGCTCCAGCCCCCTTTGCGCGCAATGCTATCCCCGCCTCGCCTGCCCGCTTTATAGGTCGCTTTTAATGCAGTTGCACGATCCTTTCGGATCCTTGGCAGCACTGGCGGGAAGCATGATTTTTAGTGACCTGATCGTCATGCAAAACAATGCACGTTATGAATGCAGTAACCAGAAACAAACACATACGCGGCAATCAATGAATTTTTCCAGGCGCATTGGTGTTAAAAATAACTTTGAGCAACTCCTCATTTGCCGCCGATGCCATT